CGGAAAGCCGACCAAATTTGCGCCAAGTCCGAATCCTGCACCTTGCCTTGCAGTAACACCGACACTTGGCGAGACAGCATCCAAAATAGCGAACACGACGGCGGCCAAGACCGCCAACGTTGCAACCTCCTCCAACGGGAGTGCCTTCTTAGGAATAAAGATCGCTGCAGCAGCGATCACTAGACCTTCGATCAAATATTTAATAATTCGATTGACAATTTCTGCAAATCCGTATCCCATCATTTCTTATACTCCATCCTAAGAAAAAAACTCATCGCAATATCGAGTCTAAAGCTTAGATACACAAACTGTTTTAGAATGAATAATACCGTAGTAGAAGACTTTCTTGATGAAGATACGGAGATTTCTGGGCAGAGGTATGTATTGCTGAGCTTTGTTAGCCCGGAGAAAGTTCTTGAAAAAAAGGATTTACATTTCTTTAAAAAATTTCTGGAATCATATGAAGTCGATTGGAAGATAAAGAATCTCGAAAAGTATATGGTAGATATTGTTAAAAATATTAATGATCAACTTGACGATAGAATAAAGGAACTTGAGAAGAATAATCAGATCGAGCAATCGGATATCTGTCGTAAGAATCGTATTCACATTGATGATGTAATGAATCAATATAACGGCTTTGTACAAAAGAGTAAAGCTGATATTAGTAAAACAAGTATCGTAGAAGCATATGATACTTTTATGTATTCAAATAAGACAAAATTGGAAGAGGAATTCTATGCACTAAATGAGTTCCGTACATCCGTACGTGGTATCAAAATTCGAGGAGTCTATGGAAATCATAAAGAGGCTGAGCTAAAAGCGAAAAAGCTACAAGCAAAAGATAAATATAATAATATATTTGTAGGTGATGTCGGTAAATGGCTTCCATGGGATCCTCAGCCACATGAAGTTGCAGATCAAGAATATGGGCAAGAAGAACTCAACAATCTGATGCGAAAATATAAGGAAAATGAGGATAATAAAGATAAATTCTTTGAAGAGCGAACAAAGGGAAAACAGGTATTTGGTTCTAGTGCTTCTGATACATTTGGAAGTATGTTCAGTAAAGGGGATTTAGCACTTCAACGCAAGATGGAATCAGATCCAAAAGAATAACAAAAATGTATTATTTATAATAAATATTTTTTGTTACGAATAGTATCCTTTTACATTATCCAATGAACCACCTACTCCTATATTAATACATGAACTAGTAGGACCGTCGCAAAAAGTTCCTTCTTTACATGGCGTGTCGCCAATTCCGCGACACATATAGTCGGTATTCTTATCTGGTCTGTATAAATCAGAATTCATAGGTATGCTAGGTATATCGGATACATCGGATACATCGGATACATCAGTGTATTTCTTAGCAATATCTTGAAATCCCGAAATACTAAAATGAGGTTCATTACGATCAATGAATCGGACAAACATTGGCAATACAATAATGCATACAACCAATAAAACAAACATTGCACCAATTCCCATAGGTTTATATCGCGCCATTTCTATAAAATAGAGAGGTTTTATTTTATAGAAAGTTCTGACCGTATCCTTTAATATTTCTTCTGTACATTAATAGCAGGCCCTCTTAATCTTGTACTTGATCGTGGATCAAAATTGTTAACATCATCTTCTTCTTTCACTCGTGATAGCATTTCAGATTGACGCCATAGGTCGGGTGCACCCATTTTAAAATCGCCGTGAATATCTCCTTTATACCAAAAAATGGTATCTTCCAATTTATTACTTTGCGTATTATTATTAATTACTAAACATTCATAATTTTGTGTACATTGGTCCATCATTTGACAAAAAAATTCAAATGATGGGAAAGCAGACCCGTAATTTTCATAAAGCCGTTTTCTATTATTCATATATGGTTCTCTTAATATAAATACATAATCAACATTTGTACGAAGTGCTGGTTGAATACCTAATGGGAACTGCATGGTAACAATAAAAAATACTTTTAGCCATCGTCCGTTCATAAATAAATAACGGATATTTTTATCATGCGTCCAAGAATCATCATACATACAATCATCTAAAATCATAAATGCTCGAGGATCAATGTTCGTTTTTAATACCTTTTCCTTCGTCTTGTTGAATTCGCTGCATTACTAGTTTTTGACGTTTTACGAAATTAGCTAATATAACAGGATTATACTCGCCGTGAATAAACATAGGCGGCACGATCTTTTTAAAAAATCCGTTTGATTCTTCTGTGCCTGAAATGACACATCCCATTGGTAAATCACTATGATGAAATAATAAATCTCGAACAAGAGTTGATTTACCTGTTCGTCTTCTCCCAATAAAAACAACAACCGCATCTTGAGGTACAGATTTCATTACAAACTTCCGGAGATTAACATTTACACCACCTTGTGTTGACATCTTCTAGTACATACAAAAATAACTAGTGCGCTACATAAACGCACATACAAGTATTTTATTAAATAAGATGAAATCTGTACTACAAACACTTCAAAATGAACCATGCAGAGTACATGAATTGTGTGATAATGAATTAAATACATTTTCAAATTATACACATTTACAAAGATATCATCCAGCAATTGATTTATTTAAAAGTCCTGATTCTGTATTTTCTCATAAGCATTTGGAATTACCATCTAAATATAATATTGAGTCATGGGGAATTCCAACTGAAAATTCTAAAATTTGGAACACTACTCGAACCGATCACAAAGGAACACTTGAAAAGTGTGACACATTTGTGAAAGTGATTCATCTACTTAATCCAATTGATATGCTTAAAGAAAAATATACATGCCCTGAACATCCTCTTATACCACAAAGTGAAAATACTTGGAAAAAAACACTCCAGAAAATACATAATCATAATAATCAAGCATATGTAGATACTGTTGCGAATTTTATACTTAGTCGCTTCAGAGAATTAAATTTAACACCGCATTGTGTATATTATTACGGATCTGCAACTGGAATTAGTAAATCATATCAATATAATATTTCAAATGAATATGATTCATATAGACAATGTAGGTGGTTTTGGAATGGAATTAAATCACATAATGCACATTTAACGGTTGTTCCAAATGAAGATATTCCCAATTTTAGTGAAATATGTAAAGATATTATTACATGTCCATTTGATGATGAAACTGAATTAGATGATATTGCCGCGGATGTGTCTGATATAGAATCAATTGATTCTTATACATTTGATAATATCGAAGAAGATGCTGATAATGTTCTTGATATATTTGAAATTAATAAGAAAATAGTAGGTATTCATTCAGATTCGAATGATTCCTATGAGGAGGATGAAGGAGATGATGAAGGAGATGAAGATGAACTTGATATTGATATATCTTTGGAAATACCAAACATGCCTGTTATTTTAATATACCAAGAGGCGCAAGAAGGTGTATTAGATGATCTTATGGATGAAATTGATGGTCATAAACATGGTACTCAAGGATGGGAAGCGCGATGGATTGCATGGTTATTTCAAATTGTTGCAGCACTTTCCTTTTTACAAAATGCAGTATGCTTTACACATAATGATCTTCATTCTAATAATATTCTTTGGAGAAAAACAGATAAACGATTTTTATATTATAGATCAAAAGATGGTACTGTTTGGCGAGTCCCAACATTTGGAAAAATATTCAGTATTATTGATTTTGGGCGTTCTATTTTCAGGTTAGGAAGACATTTATGGGTGTCAGATGATCATTGGCCTGATCAAGATGCAGGAGAACAATATAATTTTGGACCATTTTTTGACCATAAAAGACCTAAAAATCCTCCAAATCCTTCGTTTGATTTATGTAGATTGGCAGTTAGTTTAATTGATGGATTATTTGAAGAAAGACCTCCAAAAAAGAAAGGAAATGTACCTATTATGAGCGAAGAAGGATCGTGGAAAGTATATGAAACATCTTCTCCGTTATATAATCTTATATGGAATTGGACCGTTAATAAAAATGGTAATACTATTTATGAAAATAAACATGGTGATGAAAAGTATGAAGGATTTGAATTATATATTCGTATTGCACATGATGTGAATAATTCAGTTCCAAAAGATCAAATTCACAAACCGGTATTTCAACAATTTAAATGGAAACAAAAAGTGCCAAAAGATGACACAATTTATTATATTGGTGCATAAATTATCTTCCAACTAAACGAGGAGGGCCTACCTGTAAATCCATGTCACTAGACATATCAGGCATTGGAATTTCCAGTTTTGGAAACATATCAGGAACTAATACTCCAGCAAATGCTATTACAATAGAACCACTTATAAAGTCCTGTAAAAATTGTATATTCTTATATTCTTTATCTTTATATTTAGATCCTATAAAACTAAGCGCTATAAACACTATACCTCCAACAAAAATCCATGGAAACCAGGTGGGCATCATTTTCAATAGTTGGGAGAAAAACACATTCATTCCATCCGCGCCGTACTTTAAATTAATATTTCGTATTCATTATTTTCAAGTTTGGATTCTTCTAAATTGTCAAAATCGATACCTGATAATGGTTCACTTGATCCTTCGAGTATCTGTAAATCAGGGATTTCATTTGATTCACAAACCATATTTGATTCATCTGGATTATCTGAATCAAACATGGCGTTGAATTTTCCAAATTGTACGTTAGGTTTCTCTTTAATGATAATGGTTTGATGATTCTGTGGTTCTTCTGGTTCTTCTACTTCTGGTTCTTCTATAGTTGGAACTGGAACTGGAACTGGAACTGTAGGAACTGTAGGAACTGTAGGAACTGGTTCTGTAGGAACTGTAGGAACTGGTTCTTCTACAGTTAGAACTGGAACTGGTTCTTCTACAGTTGGAACTGGTTCAGTTACCGGAGTATCTTCTTTTTTATCATCTTCATCATCATCGTCATTATTAACAAAATCTTTCAATATAGATTTAACTGGGACTAAACTTCTCACGGCTTGAACAATTCCATCGTTAATTAACTGTTCAATATTCCTATAATTTTGTTGTTTTTCAACTCCTGGAATTCCATCTCTAAATAAATAGGTCGAACTCCATAGAAGTTTGGATGTTTCACATAGCGCTTTAAACAAAAAATGTTCAACTTTTGGAATATTAATTTCGATTTTTTTATTATTGGATGATAAACGAATTGCAGTAAGAACTTTCGTATGTGCAATAAAAACCGCTGTTAACAAATCTTCTAAATAGTCACAACCAGAATTTGTATGAATCGTATGAATTTCATTATTTACTTTTTCCATATTCCAATCATGAATGTCATTTAGATTCGTTTGAAATTGCCATAACGACTTTTTTGGTTCAGATGTTTGTTTCGTTTTTTCAAGTAAATCCGTAAAAAATTGGAAATAAGCTGGTACTAAAAATACACAAAGTTGTTTGGTATATTCGGCACGAGCATCAGAATACACTGATAATATTGAATCTCGATTCATTCTTCTTCCATATGTGGTGTTATACTTGTCTTATATAACGCACTTCCTAAAAATGCCCAAAGTGATCCCGAAAGTTCAGTACATTTACCGTAGTCTTTCAATATTTTTTCATTTGATAAATGTTTGCTGATTAAATTTTCAGGATTATAACCACTTTTAATATAATGAAGTAAGTCATCTGCCGAATGTATTGTCTCATTTTCCTTAGTACGATGTATCAATATTTCCCTCCAAATATCTGGATAATGAATCTTTAAAAAGATACATTGTTTTATGCGACGATAGGAATATTCGTTCCTTTTCAAATAATTCAAAATTTCATCTGTTTCATTCACTGAATGTAAATATTCATGTAAATCGTCCCGCGTAGGTGGATACATTTTTTTAATGATACATCGGGATCGAATGGGTTCTTGAAGACGTCCAGCATCGCGACATTCTAGAATAAATAATACATCAGAAGCATGTGTTTCCAAAATTCGTCTTAGAAATGCCTGTGCCTCTGGTGTTAAATCATCTGCACCTTCTAACCATAATATTGCAGGCTCCGTGCGTCTTGCCCAAATATGTAATTTTTGACGACCATCGCGTAATGTTCTATCTTTGCGACATGGGCATACAAATAATTGTTTTTTAAGTGTTTCTGCATACTTCTGAATCCAGTAACTTTTACCGCATCCAGGAGGACCTGTTAGTATGATAGGATTATCCATTTATCCATTTATTCGTGTTTATTGTTTATACTCTGAATCAATTTCTATTTTGATACAATTACATATTCCCGATATGTTTTTATTTTGTTTTTATCCTTTATATAATAATTTCCACTAAAGTAATGT